GTCAATCTGGGCGCGCAGGCAACCGCCTGGATGAACCGCAAAACCTACACAACCCTGCGCACCAACGGCAACGCCACCGACCTGTACGGGCGCCGCACGGCGGGCCTGGGCACGGCCAACAACCTTGGGCAGATCAACGAGATTCTCACCGGTGACGATCTGCCGACGATCCGCATCTACGATGAGGGCTACCTGGCCGATGGCACCGGCCTGTTCACGCCGTTCATCCCCGACGCCACCGTACTGGTGAGTGGCAAGCGCCCGGCCGGGCAGCCGATCGCCAAGTACATGATGACTCGCAACGCCAATAACCCGACGCTCGGGCCGGGCGCGTACATGTACGTGTCGAACCACACCGGCGAGGAGGCCGAGGGCAATGCGCCCAGCATCGCCGTTTTCGATACGCACAACGGCGGGCCGGCGCTGCTGTTTGCGTCGGCGCTCTGCATTATGCACGTGTAGAGACGCGCGTGAGTAGCGTCTCTACTGTACGCCGTTCTGCCGAATCATCACGACGAAAAGGAGCAATCCCTATGCCAGATAACCAGCCAAAGGCAGCGCAGCCCGCACAGCGCGCCGCCGCGCCCGCCAAAGAAAGGGCCGTCACGCACTACAAGGTGCTGCATGGCGCGGTGGGACAGTGGGAGCAAGGCGCCGTGATCAGCAGTGACGATCTGAGGGATATCGATGTCGATCGGCTGCTGCGGCTCGGCGCGATCGAGCCGGCGCAGGAGCCAATCAAGGACGTACCGCCGGCTGACGATGAGCACTGACGCCGACATCCAGGCGCTGATCATCCTGGAGGTCGGCGACGAAGTGACGGCCGCATGGCCGACTGGCGTGCTGTTCGCGAACATCGCCGCGATGTGGGCCAGCTACGCCGACAAAGCCCAGATCTCGGCACGCCTCCAGGAGCTGTACACCAAGCGACGGGCGATCGACGCCGTGCTGGGGATCGTGCGCGGGCAAGTGACCTACAACATCGCCAACGACCACAGCCGCAACCAGAGCGATAAGGCCAAAACGCTGCTGAGTATGCGCAAGGAAGCCCAGGACGAGATTACGCGCCTCGAGGCCCAGGCGCGCTCGAACCGCGCCGGCGTCGCGGGCCAGATCACGACACAAGCGCCGATCTCGCCGCCACTCGTGGGCGGAGTCGACGCCAACGATCCCGCCTTCCAGGGCAGTCCCTATTATCCGCCGCGCGATCGGAGGTCAGGCTAAATGGCAGAGCAAACACCCAGTATCGGCAGAGTCGTCCATGTCGTGGCGTCGAACGGCGCGCATGTGCCAGCGGATATCTGCGGCGTCCAAAAGGATGACACGTGTGATCTCTTTATCAAAGATCACACGTTGCATAAGGCGTATTTCTCTTTTGGCGTCGCGTTCGATCCGAAGGGTAAAAAGCCCGGTACGTGGCACTGGCCCGAGTACGTGCCGGCGAAAGCGGAGCCATGATCGGCTTTCTGACAGTAGCCGATCGCGCCGATATGCTCGCCAGCCTAACTGCGAGCTGGACACAGACGGCGACGATCCAGCGCAATCCCGGCGACGACAACTGGCAGACGATCGCGAGTAACGTGCCGTGCCGCGCGACCGCGAATAGCGCGCAAGAGGTGATTGTCGCCGGCGAGCTGCGGTCGGTCATCCCCTGGCGCATCAATCTGCCGTGGGATACCGATGTCAGCACGCGCGATCGGATCGTGATTGCCTCTCGGACGTTCCAGGTCGAAGGTGTGGTCGATCCATTGGACACGGCGCTGATTCGGCAAGTGCAGGCCGTGGAGGTTGGGGCGTAGAGACGACCCGGCGGGTCGCCTGTACAGGATAAAAATATGGGCAGTATCAACGTCAAAATCAAGGTCGAGTTCAATCGCTTCGACGAAATCCGCGGGCGCATGCGGACGCGCGCCGGCCAGGTCGTGCGCAAAACGGCGTTCGATATCCAGCGCGACTATCAGCAGAACGCGCGGCGCGATACGGGCGCGCAGGTCAACAGCGCCTACGTCGTCACCGCGAACAGCAGCACCTACGCGCAAGCGGCGGCCGAGGCGAGACAAGCCAGCCCGGATATCGAGCTGCTGAGGGAAGTCGCGCTAGAGGCTCCGTTCACGGCGATCGTGGCGGTGGGGGCATCCTACGCCGTTTTTAACGAATATGGATCGCACGGCCATGCGGGCGACGGCGCGATGACCCAGGCCGCCGCGTCGAACCGCGCGCCGTTCCGGGCCGCGATGTCCAAACTGCTCGATCCATGAGCGTCGAAACGCCGATCGTCGATACCTGGCTGGCCTCCGTGCTCGGCGCCGATCCGACGCTGGCCGCGCTCGCGCCATGTCAGCAGATCGGCGTGGTGGCTACGGGCGGAACGTTTACGCTCACCTTTGGCACTCAAACGACCGTCCCGATCGCGTTCAATGCGCCGCCGATCGGCGTGGGCAGTGTGCAGGCCGCGCTGGAGGCGCTGAGCAGTACCGGCACGAAACAAACGCTGGTGTTCAGCCGCGAGGTGGCCGGCTGGACGGTGGTATTTATCGGCAATCTGGCCAACACGCTGTCACCAATCACGGGCAACGGGGCAGGATTGACCGGGCCGAATCAAGCGCTCAGCATCACACAACGGGCCAGAGTCTGGAGCGATGTCGCGCCGCAAGGGGCGCCGTTTCCCTACATCATCACGCAGGCCCAGAGCGCGGTCGACGTGGTGGCGATTGGGCCGTATCGGATCATGGTCGATACGCAGTACCTGGTCAAAGGCATTGCGCAGGGCCAGACCTACAGCGCGATCTTGCAACAGATTGCGAACCGGATCGACGCGCTCATCCACGCGCAGAGGGCCGACACGGTGGCCGGCGGCGGGCGGATCGTCTCATGCGTCCGGCAGCGCCCGTTCCGGCTGACTGAGGCGACCAACGGAGTACAGTATCGCCAGCTTGGCGGTATCTATGAAATCAATGTGCAATCCTAAAAAGGAGATACCGCTATGGCAGAGCGCGCAATGGTGTTTGAAACCAGTCAGATCGGCGTCGAGGCGCTGGCGACCCCCGGCACGGCCGTGCAGGCGACCAAAACGATCGCGGGCTACTCAGTGACGGTCACCCCCAACCCGACCGCCAAGACGTTCACGCCCAAGGGCTACAAGTTCCCGACCGTCGGCGTGCTGATCAAAGAGCAGACCGATATCAAGGTCGATGGCCTTGGCACCTATAACGAGATGGTCTATCCGCTCTCCTCGGTGCTGACCGACCCGGTGATTACGACCCCCGGCGGCGGCATATTGGCGCGCCTCTGGACGTACACGATGCTCGATAATGCGCCCGACAGTCAGCGCACCTTCAGCATGGAGGTCGGTAGTAACGCGATCCGCAGCTTCCACATGCGCAACTGTCTGTTCACCGAGTTCGGCCTGACCTTCAACCGCAAGGATGTGGTCAAACTGGCCGGCACGATGCTGGCGCAGGCCGGCTACGACGATAAGGTGCGCTGGCTGTCCTATGTCGGCACGGTGACTGCCGGGACATTTACTATCACGGTGGGCGCGAATACCACCAGCGCGCTGGCCTTTGGCGCGACCGCCGCGACCGTCCAGACCGCACTAGCCGGCCTGGCGAGTGTCGGATCGGGCAATGTGCTGGTCACTGGCGGCCCGTTGACCAGTCTCCCGATGCGGATTCTGTTCACCGGCGCCCTGGCGAACATCGCCAGTCCGACGCTGCCCACGCCGATATCCACCACCGACACGCTCACCGGCGGCACATCGCTGCTGACACGCCTCTCGCCATTAACGACCCAGCTCGGGCTCATCCCGATCTCGCCCACCACGATCAGCATGCAGCTGGCGACCACGCAGGCCGGCCTGACCGCCGCGCCGCTGCTGACGCGCGACTTTCAGTACACCTGGAAGCTCAGTAATCGCGATCAGCCGTTCTTCCCGATGAATGCGACCAACGGCGCCGGGTTTGGCGGCACGGTCGAGTCGACGCCCAAGGGCGAGGTCACGCTCGACCTGGCGGCCGACGATATCGGCCTGGCCAATCTGGCGAACATCAGGAATAACACGGTGGTGTTTATCCGTGTGGCCGCCACTGGCCCGCTGATCGAAGGCACGCTGTACAACTCGCTGCAAATCGATACCGCAGTGCAGCTGACCAAGATTTCTGACTTTAAAGACGTGGACGGCACGCTGTTGGGCAACACCTATAGCGGCGAGTGGGTACACGATCCGACGAGCGGGTACGCCAGCCGCTGTGTTTTACAAAACACGCTTACAGCATTGTAATGCGGAATAACGGGCATTCGTGGTATAATACACTCATACGTTCTATCGTATGGAGGGGATATGCCACGCAAGCCGATCACGAAGTATTGCTCCAAGTGTGAGCAAGACAAGCCGATCGCTGAGTTCAGCAAGGCAGCCAGGGAGATGGATGGGTTGCAGCGCTGGTGTCGCCCCTGTATGCGGGCATACAACAAGCGAAAATACTGGGAAGATCCGGAAAAGGGACGCCAGCGCGTCAAAGACTATGCTGACGAGCATAGGGACGAGGTGCGGAAAAGGTACAGACGACTCTACTGGGCCAATCCGGAGAAGTACCGGCAGTTAAGTGCTGCGAACCAGCGCCTAAATCCCGATCGTGTGCGTGCCTATCGGCTAAGCTACTGGCAAATGAATAAGATACAGCTCTCAGAAAAGAGCCGGGCGCATCGTGATGCGAATCCAGAGCTGTACCAGCAGAAGGACAGGAACGCGCACCAACGGCGACTTGGTACCCGACGTGCGTATGGCAAGGCATACTACCATGCACACACGGAGGCTATGTCACTGTACCGAAAAGAATGGAATCGGCGGAATCCCGATCGTGTCTTTGAGTGGAAAGCGAGACGACACGCGGCTAAGCTATCTACGCAGGTTGAGCGCATCAATCGCGCGATTGTTATCGAACGGGACGGGAGTGCGTGCTACATCTGCGGAAAGGTGCTTGAACGACACGAGATCACGATTGATCACGTTATTCCGCTCTCAAAAGGCGGTTCGCATACCTATGACAACTTACGCGTTGCATGTCGTCCGTGTAACTCACGAAAATGGAATCACTTACCAGGGGAATACACGCCATGATCTCTTTTGAGAGTCTTCGCGCGCCCAAGCCGATGGATATTGTCGTGGTTTGGGAGGGCCAGGATCTGCATGTGACCTACGATCGCGCCGCCTTCACGCTCGAAATGACCGAGGGCGTCTACGGCATGCCGATTCGTGAGCGGATGCGGCGGGTGCTGCTGGGTTGGGATCTGCTGAAAGCTGGTGTGCCCTGGCAGCCGCCCCAGCGCGACGATCCGAGCTGGGTCGATACGATTCAGGCCGCGCGCGGCCCAGGCCTGACTGATAGCGAGCGTGGCGAGCTGGCACAGGAGCCCATCACCGCAGCGGAGCGCGACCACGCCTACCAGGACGCATGGGACGCCATCCTCACGCAGCTGCCGCGCGCGTTCGTGCGCGCCGTCGATACGGGGGTGCTCGACGATTTTTTGGGCGTGACCTGGCGCGGCGCGCTATCCGCCAATGGCTTGGCAGTGGTGGCAGGTTCGGCCGGCTCTACTGGTGGGATGAATACCTAGCGCCCCGGCTGCGCCGCGAGTATCCGGGGATCGGGCCGTGGGAGTGGGAGGCGCATCCCGAATGGCTGAGTCGCGTCCAAACGCGGCTGATTGCCGAGGATGAGGGCGCGCAGATCAAGCGCCAGAACGCCGAGGAAGCCGCGAAAGAAACCGCATGAGCATTGACGCCGAATCGCTCGCTGTGGCCGTGGGCGCCGACACCTCGTCAGCTGATCAGACGCTGGCGCAATTTGCGACCCGCGCGTCTGAACAGCTCGCCACGATCGAGAGCAAGATCGACGGCTTAGGCAGCGGCGGCGCGGGCGGCGGAAGCGGCGGCCAGATCGATGATTTTTTTGGCAAATTCCTCACGTTTCAGGCGGTGGTGCAGGCCGGGCGGGCGGTTGAGGGCTTCGTGTCCTCGGCAGTCAACGCCTACGCCGAAAATGAGCGGCTGGGCCTGTCCCTGGACACCCTGGTGGCGCGCGAGCTGCGGAACGCCGACTCGACCCTCAGTATGGCCGATGCGCTTGACCAGGCCAGCCCCAAGGCCCAGGAGCTGCTCAAATGGAATGAGCAGCTGGCGGTCAACAGCCCGTTTAACGAGCAAGGAATCTCCGCCGCTTTTCGCGCTGCTGAATCGTATGGATTCGTCTCCGAATCCGCCGACAAAACCGCGATTAGTGCCAAGCGACTCACCGAAGACCTCGTAGACTTCGCCGCTGGAACGGGCCGAACAGAAGAAACAGTCAACCAGGTCGCACTTGCTTTGGGGCAGATTCAGGCAAAAGGCAAGCTGGCCGGTCAAGAAGTCTTGCAACTGGTGAACGCGGGACTCCCGGTTGATCAAATCCTCGCAAAAGCGTTCAATAAAACCACCGAAGAAATCGTCGCTCTGCGCGAAAAAGGCATGATCCCCGCTGATCAAGCGGTCAAGGCGATTGCGTATTCGCTCGAAAATGACTTTCATGGCGCGGCAGCAAATCAATCCACCTCTGTTTCCGGTCTGATCTCAAGTCTCCAAGACTTGGAAACCATCGGCAGCCGCGAATTGTTCAGCGGCGCGATCCAGGCCGCGCAGCCGTATTTGCAGCAGTTCGTCGATACGCTGAACAGCCCCGAGGCGCAGGCCAGTATCAAATCGATCAGCGAGTCGCTGGGCACGATGGTCAAAGACGAACTGCCGCAGATCATCAGCCAGGGGCAGCAGTGGTACACCGGCGCGACCGCGATCTATGGCGTGATTAAGCCGATCGTGGACAAGTACCACGAAATACAAGACCTCAAGATCCCATCGTGGCTCGGCGGCGGCGAGGGAGGCGATGCGATTGGCGAAAGCCCGATCGTGAAGCTGGCGACTGGTGGCTATCTCATCGATCTGGCCAACCAGTACGAAAAGCTGACTGGCGCGACCGCGCAGACTGCGGCGGCCCAGACCGCAGCGAATGCCGCCTATGACGCCGCGCTCAAGCAGACTGGTGATATGGTTCAGGCCGGCGAGGCCGAACAGGCCGCCTATGCCCGGGTCATGGCCGAGACCACCGCGCGCACCAAGGACGATACCTACACCACAGACGAGCGCCAGCTTGCACAGTCTCGACTCACGCTCTCGACGCACGCATCGGCCGAGGAGCTGGCAAAGTATCAATTAGAACTCGACAAGACCGGCCAGACCGGCCAGGCGGCGTATGAGAAGCTGGCCGACAGTCAGGCAACCTGGAAGACTGCCGAGGAGACGCGCACAATCGACCACCAGGCGAGCCTCACCAGGATACTGGATGCGGGCAACGAGCAGCGGCAGACCGATCGCGAAAACTTCGACGATCAAGCGACCCAACGCCTTGATGCCCATAACACGCAGATCGCGAACGCCAATCGGAACGCCGCGCGCCAGAACCATGAGGTAGATGTTGCCGAGCAGGAGCGCCAGACCAGCGCGCTCGAAGACCACCAGGGCCGTGTACTCGACATCCACACCCGCGCCAGCGACCGACAGGCCGCGCAGCAAGTGACCGACGCGCAGCGCGAGCAGGACTACCAGGTCAAGCTTACCGATCTGGCGACCCAAGCGGCAACACAGATCGGTGTGATAAAGTCGAATGAGCATGATCGCCAGATCAGCGCAGAGCAGTCCTACCAGGATCGAGTCGCGAATCTGGTGCAGCGCGGGATCGATACCCAAAACCAGGCCGCGCAGGCAGCCACCGATAGGGCGCAGCAGTATGCGCAGCGCGTCACCGACATGCAGGAAAGCGCGGCTGACACGCAGCAGACCAATGACGAGCAGTTCCTTGAGGACAAAAAGACTCGACTGGGCGACCATACTGAGCGCTTGGGCGACCTGCAAGGCCAGCTTAACGCGGCCACGGACGATAAACAGCGCGCCAGTATCCAGAAGCAGATCGATGCTGAGACCGAGCGCTACGACAAGCAGGAGGCCAAAGCGCAGACCAGCTACGATCGGCAGGAAGCGAAAGCTGAAAAGGCGCTCGCCAAGCAACTTGAGCACGCCGCACAGGCCGCGGCGCACGCCGAGCAACAGGCCGCAGAGCAGCTGACCAGGCAAGAGGGGCAGCTCGCGAAAGAGCAGGCCGCGCAAGACAAAGCCTACGCCGACTCGGAGGCCAAAGCCAAAACCGCCTACGACAAGCAGCTCGCGGCGCAGGACACTGCGATTGCCAAGCAACTATCCACGCTCCAAGACACGCACACGAAGCAAATCGCGGCCGATGAGACGCGCTATCAGAGCGACATCGCCGGATTGCAAAAGACGTTCAACGCGGAAGTTGACGACTACAACAAGCGTGAAGCGAAGCAGGCCCAACACCTCGCGAGTGAGCTTCAGAAGCGCCAGGCGGCCTTAACGCAACAACTCAGCGACGATCAGATCGCCTACGGTGTACAGGAAGGAATCGCGACCGACCACTTCAACAAGCAGGAAGATAAAGTCGTCAAGGCGGTAAATAAGCAGCATGCCACGGAGCAAGACAACTACAAACGGCAAGAGCACGATGCCATTGGCGTCTACGACAAGCAGCAAGGCG